TTGCTCGCTATCTCTTAACACGGAGACTATTGACATCACAACCAAAGACAGCGCGGGATACCGTGAGCTGCTCGGCGGTTTAAAGTCAGGCTCAATCAGCTGCAGCGGTTTGATTGACTACGCAGATGCAGATTCGAACAAGGACCTAGCAGACTTGTGGACTGCATGGGAAGCTCGCACAGTTTTGACGCTCAAGTTTCAGAAGGCAAACGAGTCAACTGGTGACTTGTCCTTTACATGCGGCGGTATCATTACCAGCCTTGAGCAATCAGGCGGCACAGAGGACACAGCTACATACAGCTGCACCTTTGAGTTGACTGGACCGATTACCGATACCGTTGCTTAATGATTGAAATTAACGGCAACGATTACCCTGTGCGCTATTCGATGAAGGCGCTGAAGAAGTTTGAACGCAAGGCCAAGGTCAACGTGTTCAGCTTGTCAGATCCTTCAAAGCTATCAGCCGACGCTTGCTCTTTCTTATGCTTTGTGGGCGTGGAGTGCGGCTGCAACTTCGAAGGTGTCGAGTTTGACATGGAGCTGCAGGAGTTCGAGGAGCACATAACGCTTGCACACGTCACACAATGCTTTGACGTGCTTGGTGAATACAGCGACCAAAAAAAAGCGTAGACGGTAACGAGAAGCCAGTAGGATGGCAGGACGTGATTCGGATGGGGATGGGTGTGCTGCACCTGTCCCCATCTGCGTTTTGGTCTATGACGTTTGGCGAGTTAAGCCTTGCGCTAGAGGCCAACCGTGAGACGGCAGAGATGGTTGAACGCTTTGAGTGGGAGCGCACGCGGTGGCTGGCTACAATCTACATGCAGCCCCATCTACGGAAAGGCCGTAAATTGCGACCAAAGGACATGATGCAATTTCCTTGGGAGCGACCTGAAAAGAACGCTAAGAAACTGACTAAGGAAGAGTTGAAAAAAGTAATTGAAGAGCGCGACAAATGGCAAAGCTGAACGATCTCATAGTAACGATAGGCGCAACGACTAAGGACTTTGACAAGGCGCTTGGTAAGTCGATGCGCAAAATGCGCACGTTCGGAAAAAACACAAAGCAGCTAGGCAAGAATATGACGATGGGCCTGACGGCACCTATCGCCGCGCTTGGCATTACAGCTGTAAAAGCATTTGACCAGCAAGCCAAGGCCATTGCACAAGTCGAGGCGGGCCTAAAATCCACAGGCGCAAGCGTTGGCTTTACGTCAAAGCAGCTGCAGAAGATGGCGAGCGACCTGCAGAGTAAGACGCTGTTTGGTGACGAGGAGATTTTGAAGGACGCGACGGCACAGCTGCTGACGTTCACCAACATCACGGGCGACCAGTTTGCCAAGAGCCAAGAGGCGGCGCTTAACCTTGCCACGCGATTAGACGGCGACCTAAAGAGTGCCAGCATTATGTTGGGTAAGGCGCTGAACGATCCAGTGGCAAACCTAAGCGCCATGAGCCGCGCAGGTATCCAGTTCAGCGAGGACCAAAAGGAGGTCATTAAGTCGCTGGCAGAAAGCGGCGATATGGCACAGGCTCAAAGCATCATACTTGGCGAGCTTGAGAAACAATACGGCGGCAGTGCTGAAGCTGCAGCCAAGGCAGGCACGGGTGGCCTTAAACAACTGGCCAACGCATTCGGTGACTTGCAAGAGGAATTTGGCAAAATCATAATGCAGTTCCTGCCGCCAGTCATTGACGGCCTGAAGAATATGCTGGCTGCATTTCAGAACCTCAGCCCACAAGCGAAGCGATTCATGGTCATTGGTTCAGGTATTGCAGCTGCATTAGGCCCGTTGTTAGTCATTATGCCTTTAATTATTCAAGGTGTTTTGGCATTGGCAGGCGTTATAGCCTCTGTGTTTACATCGGCAATCGCTGGCGCATCTACAGCTATGGCCTTTTTAATTACGCCTATTGGTGCAGTCATTGGAGTGATAGCTTTGCTTGTTGGTGCGATTCTTACTTTTTCAGAAGAAGCGAGCAAACCTTTGGCTGATGTCATTAACTTTTTCATAAGGCTATATAATGAGATTGATTTTGTTCGCGTCATTGTAGGCTTTGTCAAAGGTGTTGTTCAGAACGTTTTTGATTTCTTTGGTTTTGCAGTTGCCAGCGTCATTGCAGCATTCAAGGACTTAGGTTCTGTTATACTTGCGATTTTTAAAGGTGACTTCAGTCTGATACCTGAATTGGTGTCTAAGGCTTTTTCGGGCGCCGCAGAACGCATGAAAGAATTTGGCGAAAAGGCAGCTAAAAATGTGAAAGAAAACATTGAAAGCGAACTGCAGCGCGATCCGTATGAGCTTGTCACCTCTGACCAAGTCTTAGATGGAATCAACAAAGTCAAAGGTTTTGCAGATCAAGCCAAGGACTTTATCGCTGGCATTTTTAGCGGCGGCGGTGGTGCTGCTGCAGGTGATGGAGGTATGCAGCCACTTACACCGCAAGGCGTAGGCAGCGCGATACCGCAACCACAGCTCATTGCACAAGCAAGCACGGCAGTAGGCGATATGGCAGAAGGTCAAGAGGATTTAAACAACGAAATTGGTATAAGCATCAACATGGCCTCAAAGATGGAGGCGGCATACGTGGGTATAGGCATGGCGCTTGGCGGCCTAATCACTGGCACGATGACAATGGCCGACGTATTTGGCCAAGCTATTGCAGGCCTTGCTAACCTGTTGATTGATTTGGGTGCGCAGTTCATTGCAGCTGGTGTGGCAGCGACAGCGTTCTATGCTAACCTTATAGCGAATCCACCACTGGCCATTGCTGCGGGTGTTGGACTGGTTGCTGCTGGTGCAGTTATTAAAGGGTTGCAGGCACGCATGCAAAACTCACCTCCAGCGCTTGCACAAGGTGGTTTGGCCTTTGGTCCTACGCTCGCGATGGTAGGCGATAACCAAGGCGCAGGAGTTGACCCTGAGGTCATCGCACCATTGAGTAAGCTGCGCGACATGATGGGCGGCCAGCAGGTGCAAGTCACTGGCAAAATTTCAGGCCGCGACATATTGCTGACAAGCGAACGCAACTCTATTGATCGTAACCGTGTAAGAGGTTTCTGATGGCTGATCCAATACGTCTACACGCTGAGTTTCAAGACGACCTTGGCACCGCGTACAAATTGAACATTCACCAAGCTGGCTTTGGTGCAAGCAGTACCGAGTTCAACCTAGGTGCTGACGGTTTTACATTGCGCTACAGCGGTAACAACGAGGACCGCATGCAGCCGATTATAGGCAGTGAGGTGACATTTACATTGGTTGAGAACGTAGCAGCGCACACTACGTTTCTTACGGCGTTAGCCACCAGCGAGGATGCTGACTTTATGGTAAGCATATTCAAAGACCCTGTCGGCGCCAACACTTTGTTTTGGACTGGCGTACTGCTGCACGAACAGGTTGAGCTGCAAGACGAGGCGTACCCAATACAGAACACCATGACGGCGGTGGACGACTTGGGCAACCTCAAGAACCTTACATACGACAACAGCGGCACGTTCTACACAGGACGCGAAACGATTGCAGCACACCTCACTAAACTCCTGAACAAGACGCGAGCGCTACATGTCTTTGCTAGCGGCGACGTGTTTTTGAAATACGCTAACGACTTTAAGCCTACCACTTTTGTCAGCGCAAACGCCTTGACTGAGTTAGAAGTGGGACATGCAGCCTTTTACAATGTAGATGGAGATGGCAACGCGCAAGGCATGGACTGCTTTACCGTGCTCAAGAACTTTGCTATCACCTTTAATGCTCGCGTCTTTCTGCATGAGGGTTGCTTTTATTTCGTGCCTGTTGGTGCGGTCATCAACAGCACGACGGTGAGCTTATTTACTGTGACCAAGGCAGGCACGGTGAGCGGATCAGCTACAGCGACCAACACACAGCTCACTGTTGACTCAGATATGAAGCGCATGCGCGGCGGCGTGACGACTTTCTTGCCACCGCTAAACAAGGTTTTGCGCACTTGGCGCACAGATGCTAACCTGCCTGTCGTCGGTCCTGAAACGCAGTTTTTGAATGCGACGGCACAGCAGACGGCACTAGGCACGGACATCACCGATAATAACCTGCTGTATGATAATGGCACGGAGTTTCGCCTGCGCTTTCGATATACGCACGCGTACGATGGTGACGGCACCAGCACAGGCGACGACGTGCCTGCACGCATCTTGCTGAAGATGCAAATCAAGGTCGGCAGCTTGTACTACAATAACGCTGTCACGTTTGGCGCAAGCACGATGAACGTCGGATATGCTGGAGATGCTTACACCATTGATACCATGACGTTCAGCGCACCTGCATGGTCAGGTAGTGCAGGCCATTTCTATTTTGCCGTGACGCCGACACCAGCGTATTTGAACAGGAACAACGGCCTGTTTTATAACATGACGTTTACGCCTCAAGGGTTTGCAAGCATAGCGCAATACAATCAGCCCGTGCTCATTGACTTAGATGCTATAACAAGCGCGCAAACAGGCGTAACGGTGACAGTAAACGTCGAAGGTTACGACCACGATGGCAACCTAATCACGGACGTTACAGGTACAGACGCGTATGGTAAGCTCTCTGACCTTGGCATGCACATCGTCAACGGCAATGCAACGAACGGCGACCGCGTAGTGTATGAGGCGGTGACTACAGCAAACAACCAAGAAACGCAAACACAGGATGAAGTGGTTATTGGATCAAGTGCGTTTGAGGATTACCGCAACATATATGAGAACAACAGTTCACCATCACAACC